CTGAATTGACATCAAAGAAGAAGAAAGAATTTGACCGATTGCATGAAAAGTATAAAAATAATACGGAACAATTAATCAAAGATGTTAGTGTTAATGTGTTTGTCAAACGTGAAAAAGATATGAGACACACAGAAGATGGTCTTAAACCCATCAAACCACGTATTATTTATGCTGTTAACCCTGGTATTAAATACAAAATGGGCAATCGTTACAAACAGTTGGGTAACTGTGTTAAGAAGGAATTTAACATCATGACCAATTTTTATTTCTTTATGAGTGCTACTGGAGAGATGCTTTCAAAATGGTTTACACATCATAAAGCACGCATAGGTGATGTTATTTATATAAGTACTGATTTTTCTTCTTATGATCGTACTCAAGGTGAAGAAATTAAACAAAGAGAATTTGATTACATGCGCAAAGTTAAAGTTATTAAAGATCGTGTCGATCGTAAAATGTTGAAAGGTTATTTTAAACCTAAGGTGTATGGTGACGGTATCAAATTCAAATTAAAACCAATGAGACATTCTGGTGATTTAGGTACATCATTGTTTAATTCTAAAAGTACCTACGAGTTCATGTGTTCCTTTTTGGTGAAATACGGAGTTAGTGTTAGAGATTTTGCAACAGTTATTTTGGGTGATGATAATTTAACAATGTTATCAGTGAAAGCTTTAGAAAGATGTTTTGGTAGTTGTCAAAAATTGCAGGAAGCCTTACATTTACACGGTGAAAGAATGGGTTTCATTATTAAAAGTGCAGTTTCTGAAAACATCAATGATGCTGAGTTTTGTTCTCTCAGATTTTACAAATGTGTTGATCATAGTGGAAATGAAATATATTTATGTGGAAAAAAGGCAGGAAGAACTATAGCAAAGATTGGGACCATGTTTCATAGACCGGGTGTTACATCCCAACAATATCGACAGATGTTTAAAGGCACATTATTATCGTTAAAAGGAGGTTATGAATTTGTACCTTTTTTAAGAACTTATGTCAAAGTTTGTTTGGATTACTTGAAATGTGATAAAGCTATAGAACAACACTTAGATCAATATAAAATCAATTTTGCCACTGAACAAGAGTTTGATCATCTACAAGATGATTTTTATGAACAGTGGTGTGATTATCATCATGTTGGTACGCGAGAAGAAGAACGTTATCGAGAACTTCTAGAGAAAAATATATATGAATTCGGTTTACCACACGTTGCAAACTATCCAATGATCGAAGATATTATCAAGGTAGAAC